TTTGTCAAGCACTTACACGATTTCCAGTGACCATGCGTGCTGATCCAACAGCAATTGAAACATCGGGAACTGCATCGGACTATCAAGTTTTTTATCTAACCACAGCTGCCGAATGCAGCGTAGTGCCCTTCTTAGATTATGTTGATACTGCAGGTTCGGATTTTTATTTTCAAGTTGCAAGTGGATTGACTGCAGGGCAAGGATCAAAGGCCGTTGCAAAAACTACTAACGCTTACCTCGCCTGGAGCGCAGAACTATGACCTATAAAGTTTTCACCACAAACTCCGCAGGAGAACCTATTTACGCCCGTGTCGATGACGATGGCGTGATTCGAGTTACTTGTAATGCGAATCACCCACCATTCCAAGAATGGTTAGCAGAGGGCAACGAACCATTACCAGCAGACTAAATCTTTAATCAATTTCAATCATATAAATAATCTAAAAGAACAATATTAAAAAATGTCTGAGCTTAGAGTTGATAACATTGTAAGTCAAGATGGAACTGCGGCACCCACTTATACACAGGGTGTAATTGTTGCTGCTGGAAGGACACTAACTAATAATGGGGACTTTACTGTTGCTGGAAATACAACACTAGCAGGAATTGTAAGTATAACGAATGCGGGTGTTACTACTGTTGCTGGAACACTTGATGTTACTAGTACTGGTATCAGTACTTTTACGGGAAATGTATGGGTTGGTGGAGCAGGAACTATTACCGGATCATTGGATGTTTTGGGTGGAGGTACGCTTAATACCGCTGGAATTATAACGGCATCTCTTATTGACGTTACTTCTGAAATTCAATATGCTAACTTAGCTGTTCTCACCGGTAATGTTGGTTTGGGAACAACATCTGGTTATGGTGGAAGACTGAATGTAAATGATGATATTGTACTTTCCAGTGGAGTTAGTACAACCTCAGACATGGCAATTAGAGCTTATAGTACCGGTAGTGGTATGTTAAGTTTTGAAGATATTGATGCTAATCAACAATACTTTTCAATTGACAAAGATTTTACTACATTATTTGCTGTCAATGATGCGAGTTATGATTCTAAGGTTATTGTTGGCGCCGCTGGATCTATTGGTATTGGAACCGATGCACCAACAACAGGAGCATTACAAGTTGATGTGCATGGTGGTGATGTACGAGTTGGTCGTAGCGAAAGTGAAGGTCTTATTCTCACATCAAATAATGGATCACAATTCCGCGTAAAAGTAGATAACTCAGGAAACCTATCAACAACTGCACTATAACATTATAAATAATTAAAGGGTGTAAATTAAAGGTATGGGATCAGCACTAAAATTATATTCTCCACCTTCTGGCAATACTCCACAAGGTCTTCCAGATTATTGGAAGTTTCCAAATGGTGTTATTCGTAGAGACTTGAGGGAAATTGATGATGCAGAACTTCATCTTCTGGGGTGGACTGGTCCTTATACAAGACCAACTCAAAAACACGTAATTGAAAATGTTAATGTGCCATCGGAAGCAGTTGAAGAATTAAACTCTAGAGAAGATTACACTTTTGATGCTGAAAATAATTGTTGGGTTTCTCTAAACCACGATTATGATCCAGAAACTCATAAGGTTATTTGGTATTCTAGAGAAAGAAGATATGTTATTCTTCCTATAGATGCTGACACTACCGAGTATGGAATTCCATATAGAAGTGGTGTACAACCACAGCACAGAATAAATTCTGAAGTAACCACAAATAAAAAAGTAATATATAAGTACGTACCTGAGAATCAACTTCCTGCCCCTGCTCCCGTATTGTGGGATAATTTTAAAAAGGGTGTACTTAGATCGGATAATTATAATCAATTTATTACATCACTTATGACAACAAGACCATCTCTTGCAGTGTCATTCCCATCTTCTCTTTCAAAATTAGATTTGGGAATATATACAGATTTCAGATCTGATTGGACAGTTGCCACTGAAAATGATTTAGTTTCTGCAGAACTAAAAACAGAATTGAAGGAATTGGCAACAGATTGTAATTTACCAAAAGATTTTTTTGATGTTGTTGGAGAATAATTAAATGGGAATAACCGCTGGACAAACTAAAGCACAATTTTTCAAATCCACATATAGACAACCTGGATGCAGTATTGAGGGAGGATATTTTATAGGTACGAACGGTGGAGGAGTGGCATTTATTGTTGCACCTTCCTCTACGGAAGCAACAACAGGATGGGGTGGTCAAACAGCAGTAAATAATGCAGAAACTGCGATTCCTTGTGGGGATTGGTTTATTCCAAATCTAACTGATCTGTTGAATCCTGGATATGAAAATAAATCGGGATGGGATGGTGGTACTGCCCCTACTGGAAGGTATTGGTCCTCTACTTGTTGTGGTGGTTTTAGTTTCGACAATGCCAATACTGGTCCGCAATATGTGTTAATGAGCACCGGATTTAATGGAAGTTGTTATGCTACAGATCAATATCTCACCCGTGCATTTAGATGTGTAACTTACTAATATAAAATGGCATTCATCATAGGACAAACTTGTTGGCATTTTATTGCTGGAAAACCATTAGGAACAGAAATGTTTGGTGGAAATCTGATGTGTCGTGATGGAAACGGTAATGCAATTATAGTAGCACCAGATTCTACGGCAGTTACTTCAGTATGGGGTAATACTTCGGCAATTACGTGTGCTGAAGCAAATGCTCCTTGTGGAGATTGGTTTCTTCCTACTCTTGATCAATTATGTGATCCGATACGCTGTCATAGAACGAACATACCTGACTGCTCTGGCATCTGGTGGTCCACCACTTGTTGTGGTGGATTTCAGTTTAACAATGCCAGTACTGGTCCGCAATTTCTTGTTTTGACATCAGGATGTAATGGAAGTTGTTATTCTACAGATACATTTAAACATCGTGCTTTTAGGTGTATAACTTATTAATGTGTGCTATAATTTGATATATGTTTAATCGTGATTGTCTGTGGTTATCAGAGGGAAAATAAATTCACAGCAAATTTTAGATTATAAAAAACTAGAATATATAAACAAACCTTTCAATGACCAAGACACCCTAGAGAAGTGGAAATCTTTGGGTCATAATTATGAAAAATATACTGGATTGATGAGGGATCAATCTCACCAACTTCCAGGGTGGTGTTTTGATATGGCAAAAAAAGTGCCTCTCAAAAATGCTACAATAACCTTATATTGTATGACACCAGGAACAATACTTCCAGAGCACGGGGATACTTTTATAAGGTATAGGGAAATAATGAACCTTAAACCAACAGATGATGTTGGAAGAGCAGTTGTCTTCCTAGAAGATTGGAAGTCTGGACACTATTTTGAGATTAATGAAACACCAGTAGTCAATTGGAAAAGTGGGGATTATATTTTATGGAAAAACGACACACCACACATGGCAGCTAATATAGGAAAAGAGCACAGATATACAATGCAAATCACTGGAACTTATGTTTGAAACTGTTGAAAAATTTGAAAAAGAAATAGCAGAATTCTATGGATCTCCATATGCCGTTGCCACAGATTGCTGTACTCATGCCATAGAACTTTGTCTGAGACATGGTGGTTTTAATAATATAACCATACCAACTCATACTTATATTTCAGTTCCTTTCACACTAGAAAAACTTAATTTGAACTGGGAGTTTCAATATCAAGAATGGAAAGACTATTACTTTCTTGGTAATACTAATATTGTAGATGCCGCAGTTTATTGGAAGAAAGGTGGATACATAAAAAACACTTTCATGTGCCTAAGTTTTCAGTATAGAAAACACCTTAGTCTAGGTAGGGGTGGAATGATTTTATTGCAAAATAAAGGTGATTATGATATACTGAAAAAAATGTCATATGATGGTAGATCTCCAAACACTCCTTGGATGGAGCAAGATATAGATACCATAGGATATCACTATTACATGACTCCCGAGATAGCAAAACTTGGATTAGAAAAAATTTCAAAAGTTTCTAATGAGGAACCAAAAAAATGGACTCATGAAAACTATCCCAATCTAGAAAGAATGTCCGTATTTAATTAAAATTTATGAAAAAACCACAGTGTATTATACCATGGACTTATCTTGAACTTCTCCCATCGGGAGTTGTGTCTCCATGTTGTTCCAATCCAATTTTTCTTGGTAACATAAAGGAACAAAGCATTGATGAAATATGGAATAGTGATAATATGAAAAAATTGAGATTGGAAATGTTAAAAGAATCTCTTCCAGAGGTGTGTTGGGCTTGTAGGTTTGAAGAGGGGCATGGAAAAAAAAGTCTTAGAGAAAAATACAATGAGGTTTTAAGTAGTTGTTTTGACTCTGTTGAAGAAGAAACAAATCCAGATGGATCTGTGAAAGAAGTAAAAATAAAGGCTTGGGATTTTAGAATTAGTAATAAGTGTAATTTTAAATGTAGAATATGTAGTCCAACGTTTAGTAGTTCAATTAATAATAATATTGTTGTCAGTTGTTCTGAGGACCTCAACATTCCAAAATTTTTAGATGAGCACATTGATCATTTGCAATTTATGGAATTTGCTGGAGGGGAAACATTACTAATGGATGAACATTATGATGTTTTGGATAGACTTATTTCAGAAGGAAAGACGGACATTGATATTTGGTATAACACCAATATGTCAATCCTAAACTATAAAGGGAAATCTGTTTTAGATTACTGGAGAAAGTTCAATCCAGATAAATTAAAAGTTACTGCGAGTATTGATGAGATTGATGAAAGAGCAGAATATATACGCAAAGGTACAGTTTGGAAAACAGTTCAAAAAAATTTAATTACATTGAGTAAGGAGAAATTTAATGTTAATACAAATATTGTAGTCTCTTCTTACAATGTCTTTAGGTTGCCAAAAATTATAGATAGATTGATCGAAATTGGGTGGATTTCTGAACGATATAACTATAGTAATTTTGAATTAACCTTAGAGACATCTCTACATAATGTTCTTGCTGTTCTTCCAAAATCATATAGGTTGGAAATATCAAAACAACTTGAAACTTACATTGAAGAATATCGTTTGAAATATGGAGTGGACATTTCAAAATTATTTGCACATGTCATCAGTGATTTGAATATGTCTGTTAAAAATAATGCATATGAATCTAAAGAATTTTTAGATTATAATTTTTTTGAAGATGATAAAAGGGGAGAAAGACTCTTTGACGTAATACCAGAATTGAAATGTATATCAAAAAAACATATGAATGAAAAAATGGGCATAGAATATTGATGGATAAATTAAAAAATTTTCCAACTGTATATTATATGAATCTGGATCATAGAGTTGATCGTAGAGAATACATGGAGTCTCAGTTTGATAGATGGGGAATAAAAGATTATCATAGAGTATCTTCATCAAAATATCTTTCGACTGAACAGGATAAATGGGAACATTTAGTTCTTGATGAAGAAGTAAAATATGGATCTCCTGCTGTTGCCAATTCAATCACCCATTTAGAAATGATTGGAAATTGGTTGGAAACAACTGACGATCCATATATGGTTATGATGGAAGATGACTATGATTTATCTTTAATAGAATATTGGAATTTTGACTGGGATTATTTGATGAATAATATTCCAGAAAATTGGGATTGTATTCAGTTGGGATTTGAAAATAGGGAGATAATTCCATTCTTTCTTCATCCACCTCATTATAATCATGGATTTGGTCCATGTTTAATAAATCGTGATTATGCAAAAAAACTTATTAAGATGCACTGTGTTGGAAATAAGTTTAAATTAAATATCAAGTATAATGATGTTAGATTGAGAAGTATCTATGGAATGGTGGATGTTTTTATTCTTCGTGGTGGGAACACATATTCCATACCATTGATTACAAATAATCCCGACCTTGGTAGCGATTATGATGATCAGGGAATGCCAAGAGACTGGCATGGACCATGTAGAGATTTGTATTATGATTGGTGGAAAAATGAACATCATAAATTTGACCTAGAAGATTTCTTTACTTTTGGAAAATCAAACGATTTTATAATGACCAAAAAAGTTAGATGGGAAGATTCAAAGAATAGTAAAATCGCCTTTTATTCATAGAAAGCAAATGATAGAAATTCCTCATTTAGAGTGGCACATTACTCATAATTGTAATTTAACATGTCAGGGATGTATGCACTTTACAAATCATGGACATAATTGGTTTGTTGATATTGAAGAATTGGAAAATTGGTACTCTTTGTGGAGTGATAGAGTATCTCCAAAATTCATGGCAATTTTGGGAGGAGAACCTTTACTACACAAAAACTTAGTAGATATAATTTATCTAACACGGGAAATGTGGACACAACCAAAAGGTTCTCGTTTTGAACTTGTAACAAATGGATTATTGTTAAATGAAAAAAATCATAAAGATTTGCCTGAAGCATTAGAAAAAACAAATTGTGCTTTATCAATATCAATACATTCAACCCCAAAAAATATAAAATATGTAGATAAATTATCCAAAGTTTTTAAAATATTGGATAAATGGAAGGAGTCTTATGATATAGAAATAAACGTAAATGATATGTATAATAACTGGGCTACTGCATATAAAGGATTTGGGATTAATTTTGAACCTTTCGACCATAAAGACCCGGAACAAGCTTGGAAGTATTGTCGTTCTGGTCATGAATGTTTCCAATTGTACGAAGACAACATATACAAATGCTGCATGACTGCATACTTACAATTGCAAAAAGAAAAATATGGTGATTTATTGTCTGAAAAATGGAATCCTTATTTAAAATATACTCCATTAACTCCAAAATGCACTGACGATGAAATTGTTGAATTTTTTAATAGAAAGGCAGAACCTGTATGTGGAATGTGTCCAAAGTATCCAGAATCTTTATCAGCACGATTTAAGAAAAACGATCCATTAATTCCTGTTAGTTTTTATGAAAAATCAAATAGAAATAAATTTGACCATTTTTACAATTAGATCTTTATAATGAACTCTAAGAATGAATGGGCACAACTTAATAAAGTTGTTGTTGGAGTTGTAGAGCAATCAAAAATTCCAGAGATTGAACTGAGTATGAGGACTATAAACTATGCCGACGTAAGTGATACGTCGGAAATTTCTGTAGGAAATTATCCTCAGCAAGTAATAGAAGAAGCATCTGAGGATCTTGAGGTCTTTGTCAGATTCTTAAGATCTGAAGGTGTTGAGGTAGTTAGACCAGAAAGAAACAATCCAAAGTATTACAACTATTGTCCAAGAGATAGTGTTTTTATCCACGGTGAACTAACTCTTTCAACGCCAATGCCTATTCGGGCACGACATAATGAATGGAAATCATTTGAAAAACATTTAAACAATGTGGTTTCTGTTGATTGTTCTTACGATGAAAGACTCTATAATTTAGAATGCTTGGGCAATAAGGATGTACTTTCATTGACAGAACATTCACCAGCATTTGATGCTGCAAACATTATTCGTGCTAATGGGGATGTTCTGTATCTTGTTTCAAACAGTGGAAATAAAAAAGGAGCACAATTACTTCAAGATTTGTTGGGAAGTTCTGTAAAGGTTCATACACTTGAAGGTGTTTATAGTTACATGCACATTGATAGCACCATAGCATTTTTAAGAGATGGTCTGATGCTTCTTAATCCTGAGAGGATAAAGTCGAAAGACATCCTTCCCAAACCATTTTGTGATTGGGATGCTGTTTGGTGTCCAGAACCAGTTGATATTGGATACCATTCATGTTATAATAATGCCTCTAAGTGGATTAATATGAATTTGTTTTCTATTAATCAAAACCTTGTTGTTCTTGAAGAACATCAACATAACTTAAGAAAGGAATTGGAAAGGCACAACATTGAATGTGTCATGCTTCCCATGAGACATCAAAGAACTCTTGGTGGAGGATTTCATTGTGTCACACTTGATCTGGAAAGAAAATGAATTTATCGTTTATTGGTCTTGGAAAACTTGGTCTTCCCTGTTCAGAAGTATTTGCTGAACAAGGGCATCTGGTCAAAGGGTATGACATACGAGATGTAGAAACAGATTTAATTGACATTAAATCGTCAATTAAAGAAGCAGTTGAAGATGTGGAAATCGTTTTCATTGCTATTCCAACTCCACACGACCCAAAATATGATGGTAGAAAACCCATTTCCGATCTTCCACCAAAAGACTTTGATTATTCTATTGTTCGGGATGTAATCAAAGAGGCAAATCAATACATGAATTCTAATCAGATTCTAGTATTGATATCTACAGTTCTTCCAGGAACAGTAAGAGAACATCTGGTACAGTATGTCACCAATCCTAGGTTTGTTTATAACCCATATTTTATTGCGATGGGATCAGTCAAACATGATATGATCAATCCAGATTTGATTATCCTGGGAAATGAAAGTGGAGAATCCAATCGAGAAGTGGAAACTCTTATTTCATTATACAAAAGTGTAATCAAAAACGATCCACCCATAGTTGTATCAAATTGGGATGAATGTGAATGTATTAAAGTTTTTTATAACACTTTAGTCAGCACCAAATTATCATTTGTAAATATGATACAAGACGTTGCAGAAAGGCAAGGTAATATTGATGTAGATGTAGTTACTGGTGCTCTCTGCAAATCCACAGATAGAATAATCAGTTCCAAATATATGAAGGCGGGAATGGGTGATGGGGGTGCCTGTCATCCTAGAGACAATATCGCACTTAAATACTTGTCTCAAAAACTTGATTTGGGATATGATTTTTTCGGTTCAATCATGCATACTCGTGAGGTTCAGGCAAAGAACATTGCTTTAAAACTAGTTGAATTGGCTAAACAGAATGGGATGCCAATTGTAATTCATGGGAAAGCATACAAACCAGATGTTCCTTACATTGATGGAAGTTATAGTATTTTGATTGGAAACTATTGCGAAGAATTTGGATTTGAACCAAAGTATATTGATCCATTTGTCGGAGAAGATACAATTCTTGAACCATCTGTAATTCTATTAGCACATAGTTCCTTTACAACATATTTTAAGGAGGATAAATTGTATTGCGATATTCCCGAAGACAGTATCGTTGTTGACATGTGGAGAAATTTTAAAACAGATAAAAAGGTCAAAGTCATCTATTATGGGAACACAAAAACTTGATTTTTAAACACATATAAATTATAATAGTTAAAATTATTCTTGAATTATGGATCTTACGTCAATTTATTCTGTTCCTTTCTGGCAGAGCGATTATTGGGAATTTGAAAATGATAAAGAATCATTTCTGAATGCAGTAAAAGAATACAAAGAAAATAATCCAACAAAAGAAACCCCCAGGTCAAACATTAATGGATATCAATCTCCAGATACACTTCAAGGAGTTGCAGAACTAAAAGAACTTTTTGAATATTTCTGCCAAATGGGATTCAAAGCAGTTTCTGATCTTGATTTTGTTCCATGTGATATTGCCTTAACGTCTGCCTGGTTGAATGTGAATGATAGTCGCCAATGTATTATTAGTGAACACGTACATGGAGACACTTTTACTGGTATTTTTTATTTAAAGGCTCCACATGGAAGTGGTAAATTTTGTATTCGCAATCCATCGTTGAATCCTCTTTGGTATGGACGCCAACTTGCAAAAGAAAAGAATCAATTTACGGCAGAAGTTATTCGTGTTGTTCCTGTTGAGGGAAGTGTTTTGTTATACCCGTCTTATCTTCCCGTATCCGTGGAACCAAATGATCATGATGAAGAAACAATCTCAATATCTTTTAGTTTAATTGCTCTTCCCAAAGGAACCATATACCCACAAAAATAATATGAATTCATATTATTTTATATCGGGTCTTCCAAGATCCGGATCAACATTGCTTTCAAGTATTCTTAGTCAAAATCCAAATTTTTACGCCGATATATCTTCACCATTAGAATCGGCAACTGGAATGTGCCTTGAGGTAATCAGTGCTAGTGAGTCTAATCTATTAGTAAATGAAGAGCAAAGAAAGAATGTAATATATGGAATTTTTGATGGATATTATAAGCATAGGAAGGAACAAATTATCTTTGACACTTCAAGAACTTGGACTAAAAAAACTAGTTTTTTAAAATCACTCTTTCCATATACAAAAATTTTGTGTACTGTAAGGGACATTGTTTCTATCTTAAATTCATTTGAGATTATTTTTTCAAAAAATCCTTTTTATTCCAATACAATAGTTGAGGAGTCTAGTCTTGAATCCTGTTTTGAGCGGTGTGATCTGTTAATGAAACCTGCAGATGGAACAGTATCTAAGTCTTTAATGTGGTTAAATGAAGGATATTATTTTAATCCAGAAATGATTTACATCATAGAGTATGAGGATCTGTGTAGAGAACCTGAAAAAACAATGAGACAGATATATGAATTTTTAGAAAAACCCTACTTCCCTCACAATTTTAAGGAAGTGGGATATTCTAATGATCTATTTGATGAAAAATGTAATTTGAAAGGATTGCATACGGTAAGAAATGAAGTGGAGTACAATCCCCCAAGAAACATTCTTCCGCCTGAGATAGTTAAAAAATATAGTGGACTAGAATTTTGGAGGAAACAACAAAACTTACAAATTCAGTATTAGTGAAATGAAACATGTAACACATTACCACAAAGAACCTATTTTCGTAAAAACTAAACTATCATCAAAAGATCTTGATTCTATTAAAGTAGAAGTGAAAAAAGTTCTTGAAAACTCAACTGATTTTCAAAAATGGAACAGCAAGTTGGCTGGTAATATTGAAAAAGAATATCAATCTCCAAAAATAATTCAAGAAATTTTAAATCCTTATATACAATCTTCATCTGAAAAGTTTTATCTTTCTTCTGAAGAGGGTGGTGATGTGGATAAATTAAGATTTGCAGTTGTAGATCAATGGATTAACTTTCAGAAAAAATATGAGTTTAATCCAATGCATGATCATTCATGTAGCTTATCATATGTTGTTTGGATTCAAGTGCCGTTTGATCATGAGGAAGAACAAAATTTTTCAAACTGTAAGGATTCAAATACTAAATTAAATTCCATGTTTTCGTTTAGTTATCTAAACATTTTTGGAAGAATTACTAACATGACTCTCCCTGTTGATAAATCTTGGGAAGGAACAATGATAATGTTTCCTTCTAGTCTCAATCATCAAGTATATCCATTTTACACCAGTGATGATTATCGTATTTCTATTGCAGGAAATGTAAATATAGAGATAAAAAAATCTCTTGAGATAACATATTAGATTGAAAAATGAAACTTGAAATTGTTGTAAGAATACATGACGGAAAAAACATTCATGGTAAAGACAAAGCAAGATATATTGATCTATCTAAAAAAAATTTACTATTAGGATGTGTTAGTTCCTTAGTTAATTCTGCAAATGTAATTTCGCAGCATGAAGTTTCATTTCTTATTCTGAATGACCACTGCACTAAAAATTGTATTGATGAGATACAGAAAATTTTTTCATACTCCAAACATCCATATAAACTTATAGATCTTGAAGTTCCTGGATTTCGTTTTAGTGGACTCAAGCAATTTGAATACTGCAAAAATTCTAATGCCGATCTAATATACTCCGTAGAAGATGATTACTTGCACTGCACGGAAGCAATATCAGAAATGTTATCTTCTTATCAGTATCTAAAATCATATTATAATTTGGATAAGGAACTTTGTTTATTTCCTTTTGACAATCCAGAGGATTATGAGTTTGGACATATCTTTCCTGGCAGGGTGTTTAGAACTCCAATTAGACATTGGAAGGAGGGAATATGGACAACATTTACAATGATGACAACACCAAAAGTGTTTCAAGATCACTGGGAACTTTTTGAAAAACTAGCATCAAAGTATACACCTTGGAATGGAGTTGATCCAATAGATGAACTGGTTCATGAGGGAAATACGATATGTGACATATGGGAGCATCATGTAGTGCGAGTTAATCCCATACCATCTCTCGCCCTTCATATTCAATTTGAGAGGCAAAAAGATCCTCACATTAACCACTTGCAATGGTGGTCTAAATATTCTAAAATGAATTCATTTGAGGTTAATTATGACTGAAAAACCAACAAGAAGATATAAATTGTCTGTTGATAAAATCCAAACTCTTGAAGATGTGAAAAAAGTTCTTCATGTATTGGATTTAAGAATTCAAACTGATCATCCGGATTATGAAAGTGTAAAGGATTACTTTAAACTTGAGGTTGTTCCGAGAGGATATATAAAACTTCTGGCGGAAGTTGGATATGAAGGGATTAATAAAATGAATTGGGATGAAATGGAAAGAGAGGCATCAAAATTTTTAGATGAGATTGATGAATAAACGTTGTCATTAAAATGAAAATTTGAGGTAAAATTAATGATTGTAATGGGAATTTATGGTGCGTTTGACTGGGAAGCGAATAAGTCCAAAAATGATCAGGGAGATTATACCTGGGTACATGATTCTGGAGCAACTCTTTTCATTGATGGAGAGCACGTTTCTTCTATTTCTGAAGAAAGATTGACACATAAAAAATATGAAGGAAATTTCCCAACAAAATCTATTGAATACTGTTTGGAAGAAGGAAATATTTCGTATGAAGATGTAGATGAAATTTATATTCCTTCAATGTGTGTTGAAATTTTTTATAGAAGATTTTATAATGGTGAAATTAAAGAAAAAGTAGAAAAACTTTTTCCAAATGCAAAATTCCATATAGTATCTCATCACCTTTCTCATGTCGCATCATCAGTATTTTCTTCTGATTTTAATGAGGGAAGTATTGTTACAATAGATGGTGCAGGATCTATAATGTATGGTAGTAAGTATGAAGAAATTTTATCTTATGAAACAAATACAATAGGATACTTTAATAAAGAAAAAAATATTTTAAGGATTTTTAATGGCATAAGGGAAACAAATAATTTTGGAGCTTACTATCACGATAATTCACATCGAATTTATTGTAAAAAGACTTCAAAATCTATTGGAGAATATGATGAAGAGCATAGAGAGACTTGGGATGGTAAGATTATGGGACTTTCTGCCTATGGAAAGTCTGAAAAGTTTGATGATTGTAAGGAATATGAAAAATCAAAAGATCTAGTATATGGAGATTTTCCTTACATAGTATTTCAGAATAAACATTACTCTTTAATTAGTGCCGATGAAAGAGCTTATATTGTTCAGAAAAATTTTGAAGATGCGATGGTAGAATATTTTTCGGATCTTAGAGATCTAAATTATCTTGAAGATAATATATGTCTTGCTGGAGGATCATTTCTAAATGTTTTAGCAAATAGTAGAATAAAAAGTCTTGGGTTCAATATTCACATTCCCCCTTGCACCAGTGATTCTGGTCTTCATTTTGGTGCGGCATGTTATGGAGTATTTAAATCAAAACAAAAAGTTTCTTTGCCAAAAAACATAGCTCTTCTTGGAAAAAAATATTCTGATGAAGAAGTAGAAACTCAATTGAAAAAATTTAAATTGAAGTATAAAAAATATGATAATTTTGAGGAACTTTGTGAGTTCACGGCACAGAAACTTAGTGAAAATAAAATTATTGGATGGTTTCAAGGTAGATCAGAGTTTGGACCGAGAGCATTAGGATCTCGTTCTTTGTTGATGCACCCAGGACCAGCATCCAATAAAGACATTATGAATTTAAGAGTAAAACATAGAGAAAACTGGAGACCTTTTGCTGGAATTATTCTTGAAGAACACTTGAACGATTACTTTGAGGAAGACTTTTGCTCCCCATATATGCTATACTCTCTTACAGTTAAAGAAGATAAACGAGATCAAATAGCAGCAATTACACATGTAGATCATACATGTAGAATCCAAACTGCCAATGAAGAATTATATCCAGAGGTTACAACTCTGATTAGAAAGTTTAATGATGTTTCTAAAGTTCCTGTGATTTTAAATACCTCATTCAATGACAATGGAAAACCCATTGTAGAAACACCAGAGGATGCTATCGAAGCATTTATCAATCTTGACATTGACTATTTGGTATTAAACAATTATATAATTTCGCCAATTACACCTTCAAACAAAATTTCTTATTCATAATGACTACAATTATAACTCTTGATGGTGGATTTGGCAGAATTATTACTGCTCTTCCAGCACTACTTAAATATCATAAGAATCATCCAGATGAAGAGTGGTATATTATGATTCTTGGGTGGGATTACATTACCTGGGGATTCTCCGAACTTCAGGAGAGAACTTTTAATCCAGACTCAAAAGGATCTTTTGATCTGTTCTGGAAAGCAGATAAGGTAATCTCTCCAGAACCTTATCGAATTCCTGCATACTACAGAAATGAAATCTCTTTGAGAGAAGCATTTGATATCTGTATTAATGAAGCGTCTGAACATGATGATCTACCACCAATGCAACTTCGCCTTTCTTTGGCAGAAAAAAGAAAGGCATTTGAAATCATCCAAGAGGCAAAGGAGCAACACAAAAAGGAGAAAACTATTTTAATTCAACCATATGGATCTACTGCGTCACCACATGACTCTGGAGTGTTTGATGATAGTCTTAGATCTATTCCAAATAATATGTTAGATTATTTTATTGATAATCTAACAAAAGATTATAATGTAATTTTTATGGGAGCAAAAGATTTTCATAATAAAAAAACATACAAACCAGATCCTGATCCAAATTTGAGAGAATGGTGTGCGATAATAGATGCTGTTGATTATTTCATTGGATGTGATAGTTGCGGACAGCATATCAGAAAATGTTTTGATAAAAAGGCATCAGTTGTTGTTGCTGGAACTCATCCTATCAATATCACATATGATAATTTTCATATTATTGAGAGGGACGAAAAATTCTATCCCGAAGCAATGAGAATTTCTGCATTTCATTCTCATTTATCCTCTAGGTTAAATGAGTCAAGGATTGAATTTACACAGGATGAAATTGAAAAAGCATACAAAGAAATTATATTTAATATTGAGGGGGAAAATAAAAAGGAACGACCATTAAGCAAAACCAATAAATCTCCTTTGAACATGAATTATAAATAGCATGAGGATTAAATTAATTTTTCCATAATGGGAATCATATTTGGACCAACATTTGAAGGACATCAAAGATTTGAAACCACTTTAGTTCAGAGAGCGTCATTGGGTGACACCATTGAGAGTTCTGGAAATTTGGTATGTCGTAATGGTGGTATTGCTTGGATTGTTGCACCAGCATCTACTGAGGTATCAACAACCTGGGATAATATAGATGATGCTGTAAGATCTGCAGAGTCAAATGCTGCCTGTCGTGATTGGTTTGTTCCAACAAAATTGGAACTTGAAAATCCTGGATATGAGTGTAAATCTCACTGGGATTCTTATTCTTCTCATAATTATTGGAGTAGAACTGAATATAACGACACAACTGCTTGGTCAGTTAACTATCAAAATGGATCCAGTAATTATGTGAATAAAACAAATACTAATCGTGTTCGTGCTTTTAGATGTGTAGCCTATTGATCTTATGATTATTACAGTCCCAATATCAGTTGGGGAATTGATTGATAAAATTACAATTCTTGAAATAAAACTGATGTATACTGATAATGAATATGTGCAGAAAGAATTGGAGCACTTGAATCAAATCAAAATGACACTCACACAATACATTCTTGAACATGAAGTTAAATTGAAAAAAATAAATGAGAAACTGTGGGGAGTAGAAGATAAAATTAGAGAAAAAGAAAAATTGAAAGAGTTTGATGATGAATTTATTTCTCTTGCGAGAGAAGTTTATAAAACAAATGATGAAAGAGCAAGAATTAAAAAAGAAATAAATGAAATCACCAATTCAAATTTCAGGGAAATAAAGTTGTATTGACATTTCAATAAAAAACAAGTATTATAGATTCTAAAAGAAAAAATTATGAATTTTGCCGTATATTCAAAAGACGACTGTCCATATTGCTATAAGGTCAAGCAGGTATTAGAGTTGACAAACAGCAACTATGTGGTCTATAATCTTGGTGAGCATTTTACCAAAGAAGAGTTTTATGCTGAGTTTGGGAAGGGATCTACTTTCCCACAGGTAGTATGTGACAGTAAAAAATTGGGAGGTTCTGTTGACACAATCAAATTCCTCAAAGAACAACAAGTCATCAAGTCCTAACATAAATAAACCAGATAACCACAGAAATCGTGGTATTGAGTTTCTACTTAATGGAGGTAAAAGAGAGCAGACTTATCCATTTCATATCATCTTCGAAAAGATGGTTTGCTTTCTGAATAGGGAAGTTACCATCTATTTCGAGTTTTCCTTCAAGTCAAGGAAAAGAAAGACAATTTCCCGGAGAAAGAAAAATGTTAGCAGTTAGTCTAGTTTTTGGTTCATTTCTGACTATTTTATTTCTTGTAGTGGGACTAGTGATTGGATGGACTGCTAGAGAATATATGATGAACTATCGGGAAGTACCAAGACCTCACCCCGAAATGTTTGACAATCAAGGAAACTTGATACCAGATGAGGTGATTGCATTTAACTTTGATAACTATCATGACTACGAAATCAACGACGAAGAAGACGACGAGTAAGACAAAAGAAACTACTTCTCTTAATCTTCCAAATAATCCATTAATCTTTGAGATTTTTAATCTCGCATCAAAACAAAGATCAAAAGCAAAGAAAGTAGAAGTACTTCAAAAGTACAATCATGATGCACTTCGTATGCTTTTGATTTGGAATTTTGATGAGTCAATTATTTCAGCACTTCCAGAGGGAGTAGTTCCTTATTCTGGATATGCAGAACAAACAACTTCTAGCGGAACTCTTTCTACAAAGATTACGGAAGAGGCACGTAGAATGTATGAAACTGGATCTTTCTCCATTGGTACTTCGGACAAATCTGCCAAGACAACTCTTCGTAAAGAATATAAGCATTTTTACCACTTTATCAGAGGTGGTAATAATGGACTGTCTTCTATTCGTAGAGAAACGATGTTCATTAATCTTTTGGAAGGACTTCATCCCCTTGAGGCAGAGATTCTTTGTCTTGTAAAAGATAAAAAACTGTCTGATAAGTATAATATTACTAAAGAAATTGTCTCAGAAGCATTTCCGCAAATTGTTTGGGGGAATCGTTCTTGATATGGGTAAGGGTATTAATATCATAAGTCCAGACTGTGACCCTTCTGCTGCCAATGATAGAAGTCTTCCACGAGATTCTTATCTAGTTACCTATGGTGATAATGGAGAACAGAAGTATGATATTGTTCAGGGTCTTCAGTCAGATATCTTTGACCAATATTGGGACAAGTATCGTGATTTTAGGGGAATGAAGTGGACGGAAGGAACAGTTAGTCCCAAGATGTGGGGATATGTACCAAACGAAAAGAAGAAAAAGAAATGAAAGATGAAAATCTTAAAGAACAAATAAATCAATTGATTCGTAATGAGATCCAAGAGAACATCAACGACTTCATCGACATGAAAGACGAAGAGAGGAGATCTGGACTTGGATTTGTTTCTGCAGATGATAACAATGATCTCACTGTAAAAATTCCCAACAGTGAGATTAATAAAATCATCAAAGAGTATAAGAAGATAAAAAAATATCAGAAGTCATCTTTGTTTGAAATCAAGAAGCTAAACCAAAATTGACTTTTGTTTCCCGGAATCGTCGGAAAAAACTCCGGCAAAATTTTGGGTCTGTAGGGTCGCTTGACTAAATACCAATAACGAGGTATAATACCTCTACGTTCATCCCATGATTTTACCTCTACTGCTAGCACTTTCCTCCCCAGAACCACAGATGCTTCTCACTTGTGAGCAGTTTGAGTGGTTATCTGAAAGGACAATGAGAACTGAATCTCTTTCTGTATGGAAGAAGATTGAGTTTATTGCTAGATATGCAGACGGGACTGATCCTGCCTGTTTCCCAGAGGTAGAAGAATAGGACGCAAGTAGGACGACGCGGAACGGATCGTTCATTCGCTATTCGCAAATAGCGAACGCAAACGCCGCCCGAAGGAACGGGATTTAACCATCTCATTTCTTTGGAGTAAAACCATGTCCCAAGTTACTTATCGTGGTAACCAGTATGATACCGAAGTCCACAAGGCTGAGGTACAAGCAGAACTTAAGCGTCTGCGTGAGCAAGAAAACTTTTCACTGATGTATCGTGGCGTCAAAGTCAACCGTGCAATGGTAAAGTAAAATGATTGCAACCACAGTAGGATCTATTTGTGCGTTTTCAACTGCATTCATTCTTTTGATTTATGCCGAAGTTCTATTGCTGAATAAGTGATGGAACAATATCGATATCATTATGATGATATGGATAAAGACAATAGACCACCTTCTTGTTATCAACTAACATATAGAGGATGTAACTATTGGTCCTGCTATCTCATTCACTTAGATGAATGGTTTGAAAAACTATTTAACTCAGAGGGTTCTTGACGAACCCTCTTTTTTTGTGTAAAATGGATAGAGAGAAATCTATTTTATGGACAAAGAAAAACTAAAACTGATTGTCCGTAATCTTGAACTGTTGGTTGATTCTCTGAAAGCAGAAGTTTACTCTGATACGCAGAGTTATTTGACGTATCAGAGAGATCCGACACTACACGATTACGACGAGATCTTTGATGATGACGATGGATACCCAGACTAAAGAGGAACAAAAATGAGTGTAAAACTGATCAGTGTGACGCCCGATGCCGAAAAGACAATGGCATATGTGGCACGAGTTTCTAATCCAGCAAACCAGGAAAATGATAACTATGCTGGACTTTTGCGTTATTGTATCAAGCACCAACATTGGAGTGTGTTTGAGCAGGCATTTATGACTTTAGAGATTGAGACGAATCGTGGCATCGCAGCTCAGATTCTGCGTCATCGTTCGTTCACATATCAAGAGTTTTCTCAGCGTTATGCAGATTCTTCTCTGATTTCTGATTATATTCCTGTGCCTGATCTGCGTCGTCAGGATACCAAGAATCGTCAGAACTCTATTGATGATATTGGTGAGTATGAGAAACTGCAATTACAAGGTAAGATTCAGGAGCATTTTGCGGAGGGGATGCGCCTCTACAAGGAACTTCTTTCTCACGGAATAGCAAAGGAATGTGCTCGCTTTGTGCTGCCTCTGGCGACCCCTACACGCATTTATATGTCGGGTTCTGTTCGCTCATGGGCACATTATATTTCTCTGAGATCTGCTAATGGAACTCAGAAGGAGCACATGGATATTGCCAATGAGTGTAAGAAGGTGTTTACCGAACAATTCCCCACAGTCGCAGAAGCCCTTGAGTGGGTCTAAATAAGACATATTATAAGAGGTGAAATTTTGGCAACATATCCTGTAGTGAATACAAACACTGGCGAACAGAAAGAAGTGACCATGAGTGTCAACGACTGGGAGCAGTGGAAATCGGAAAACCCTGACTGGATTCGTGACTGGTCTGATCCTTCTACTTGCCCACAACCTGGAGAAGTGGGTGAGTGGAGAGACAAACTAGTCGCCAGAAATCCTGGATGGAATGATGTCCTTGCAAAAGCTAGCAAAGCGCCAAAATCTAGAATCAAAAAAATCTAAGTAACTTATGGCAAGAAGAAAAAGAGCATCTGCAGAGCAACCCATCGGGGTTGGACTCACGACAAAGCAGATGAAGAGGAAAAAACCTCTGAGTTCTGACTATTTGGTTGAAATTGATCCACTCACCGACAATCAAAGAAAACTTTTTGAGTCGTATAAAGACCAGAAGCACTTAGTTGCTTATGGTTGTGCTGGAACTGGTAAAACGTTTATTTCTCTTTATAATGCAATTCGTGAGGTATTAGACGAAAGAAGTCCTTTTGAGAGAATTTATCTTGTTCGTTCTCTTGTGGCAACTCGTGAGATTGGATTCCTCCCTGGAACCTATGATGACAAATCCGATATTTACCAGATT